GTAGCAATCATGTCGCACAATCCAGAAGCTCCTGATGTGACGTTCACAAACTTGGATGATCGCTATGGAACTCGCACTTCACTGTTCAGCAGCAGCAATGGAGTAATCCACCTGTTCGGAGGCCCCAGTGGTACTGGCTACCAAAGTGTAGGAAGTCCCGCAGGAACAGTGACGAATGTGACTGGACCGTACATTGCCGGGCGCATGACATTTGCTCAAGGAACAGAAGGTTGAAACTCTCAAGCATTACATCTGAAGTAGGACGTGCTGCTCCACTCGCTGTGGCTGCTGGCTACCTGAACTTCATCAGCAAGTATGGAACGGCAGTCGTCACCACATTGGCGATTGCCTACGGCATCCTTCAGATCGTCCTCCGTGTCCTCGAACACAGGAAGATCATGAAGGCGAAGACCACACAGGAGTCTGTGGATGAATCGAGTAAATGACGATGAACTAGGTCTCCTACAACAAGCAGTCTGCAAGTATCTGGCAGAGAAGATCGCCAGTGGCGAAGCATCCGCCTCCGATGTTGCAAATGCAATCAAGCTCCTGAAGGACAACAACATCACTTCCGTCCCCAACGAAGGCGATGAACTTGCAGGGCTGCGCGAGCAGCTTGGCACGAAGCCCGTGGCTGCACTCAGCAGCCCGGACTTGGAGCAAGCACTGGCTGAACTGGATTGGGGACAGGCCCGGGCTAACTAATGGCCCGGGAATCTGGAATCGCTGCTGATATCCGATACCGGAAACTGAAGCTGCTGCAAGAACATTACGGCAGCTTCAACCTGTTCCTTGATGACGCAATGCAATTCATGGGGTTCCAGACCACATGGATGCAGCACGACATCGGGAACTATCTCCAGTACGGTCCACAGTATCTCATGGTTCAGGCTCAGCGAGGCGAAGCGAAGACCACGATTACGGCATGCTTCGCCGTTTGGGATTTGATCCACGATCCGAAAGCTCGTGTGCTGATCGTCAGCGCTGGTGGCAAGACAGCCAGTGAGATCGCAACACTGGTGCAAAAGCTGATCCTGACAATGCCACAGCTTGAGTGCTTGCGGCCTGATCCCAGCGAAGGAGACAGAACATCCGTCGAAGCCTTCGATGTGCACTACACTCTCAAGGGCGTGGACAAGTCGCCGTCTGTTGCCAGCATCGGCATCTTCGGCAACATCCCCGGCAAGCGAGCTGACCTGCTGATCGCCGACGATATCGAGTCCCCGAAGAACAGCCTCACGGCTGCGAACCGAGAGCAACTGCTCCTGTTCTCTTCGGAGTTCTCGTCCGTCTGTAGCACTGGCCGAATCGTGTACCTCGGCACGCCGCAGACTTCAGAGTCCATCTACAACACTTTGCCGGGTCGCGGCTATGATGTTCGCATCTGGCCGGGTCGATTCCCGACTCCCCGAGAGATGCTGGACTATGGTCCGTATCTGGCCCCAAGCATCGTCAAGAAGCTTGAGGCTGATCCCTCGCTGGCATTCGGCGGTGGTGTCCTTGGGGACATGGGGCAGGTAACTGACCCTGTGTTGCTCAACGAAGAGATGCACCAGAAGAAGTATCTGGACAAAGGTCCGAGCAGCTACAAGCTGAACTTCATGCTGAGCACTCGGCTCTCTGATGCCATGCGATTCCCGCTGAAGATCGAGCAGCTTGTTGTCCTGCAAGCTGATCCTCTGTCTCCGAAGTTCCCGCTCACGATCACTCGTGGGTTTGGCCAACAGGCCCAGAAGCAGTTCACTTCCAGCGGCAAAGGCTTCACGATGGCCTTACCTCATGAGGTCAGCCAAGAGCTTGCTCCTCTGGAAGGGAAGCACATGCGAATCGACCCTGCTGGAGGTGGTGCGAACGGAGACGAGACGGCATATGCCATCACGGGCTTCCTGAACAGCAACATCTACCTGCTTGCAGCCGGCGGTATTCCCGGCGGCTACGATGTCGAGAAGCTGACGCAGCTCGCTGAGATCGCAGTCAAGCACAACCCTAACGTCATCTCCATCGAGAAGAACATGGGCTATGGTGCATTCGCTGCCGTCTGGCTCCCGATCCTCCGCAAGGCTGGATACAAGGGAGCAATCACGGAGGACTGGGCTGCTGCCCAGAAGGAACAGCGCATCATCAAGACCCTTGAGCCAGTGATTGGCCGGGGCTCGCTGATCGTGCTGGAGTCCGTGATCGAAGAGGATGACATCAGCACGGAGAAGTATCAGGGCTCTCGCATCTCGTACTCCCTGTTCCACCAGCTCCAGAAGATCACCCGAGACAAGGGTGCACTCAAGCACGACGACCGAGTGGACGCTCTGGAAGGTGCTGTAGCCCCGTGGCTACAACGGTTGGCTGTGGATCAGGAAGAGGCTGAGAAGAAGGCCAAGGACAAGCAATGGGCTGAATGGTTCAAAGACCCGCTGGGCCGGAATAGGGCGCAGCCAACGGCACCGACTGCACGATCAGGAAGTGTCCTCACAAAATACTTGAGGTAATCATGGTTCTCAATTCTTCGATTTCCCCGCTGGTCTACGGTCGAGCCAACGACCTGAAGCGAGAAATGCAGCATGCTGCCGATGTCGTGGACATCAACCCTAACACTGCCGCTGCTGTCAAGGCATATATCGGTGCTGCGGCTACCGAGATCGGCGCCTCGACTACCCTGCCGGGCACGGCTGTGGTAGTCCACGATGGCGATGTCCTGACTGAGGCAGGCGGTGGCACCATCGCTGTGGCTGTCGCTGACGGCGTGGCCACGTACACCTACACCGCCGGGGCGTAATCATGAGCTGGAGGAAACGCCTCCTGCTCTGGGTGGGAAGCCTGCTGATCTCTTCAGCAGGCATCTCCCTGATCGTCGGGAGTGAGGGAGTGCGGTACACAGCCTATCCTGATCCCGGGACTCATGGCGCTCCGTACACCATCTGCTATGGCCATACCCATGGCGTGCACAAGGGAGACAAGGCAACGCCCTCACAATGCGCCGAGTACCTTGCCGAAGACACCGCTGTGGCTGAAGCTGGCCTCAAGCGAGTCGTCAAGGTTCCTCTCCGGCAGGGCGAGTACGATGCCTACACGGACCTGATCTTCAACGTCGGCATCACGGCCTTCGCCAAGTCCAACACCCTGAAGATGCTGAACCGTGGAGAGCACACAGCCGCCTGCCATGCCCTGCCGACGTGGAACAAGCAGATGCTCTACGGCATCAAGGTCCGCCGTGGCAAGGAGGAAGCATCCTGCCTGCTCCCCGGCCCTACGATCTGGAGTCCCTGATGACCACGAAGATCATGGAGTACATCGCTGCGATCCTGTTGGCAGCGACCCTGATCCTTGGGGTCGGGTACTGGCACGAGCACCACAAGGTCAAGTCCCTTGAGGCTGCCCAAGTAGTCCTCATGGCGAACAGTGTTGCAGATCAGGTACACAATACGGCAATGACTCAGGTCCGCAAGGACCGGGAGAAGCATCATGACGAGATTCAAGAGGTACAGAAGCAGGCTCCTGACTGGAGTTCTACTCCTGTGCCTGATGCCGCTGCTTGCATCCTGCGGGAAGCAGGTTGTCCGGCCTCCGGCCCAGTATCTCCAGCCCACAGCTCAAGCGTACCTGCCGCCCGGGAAGGCGGACAATCTGGCGATCCTGAAGCTGGCGGCTGAGCGAGGGGATAGGCTGGAGCAGTGCAATGCCGATAAGGCTGCTGTCAGGGCATGGGGCGAGGCATTGAGCTGCGGATGGCTCTGTAGGCTCCTACACGGCCCTCAGAAGGCCAGCGGCAAGTAACCAGGTAGAACCATACCGCCTTGGGCATGGAAGCCCACACAGGCGCTTACAGGCGGTCTCAGACTATGGGCCAAATTTTGATGCACTGTTGCAAGGGTGTCCCTCCGATCCAAACGCGCGCGGATGCCCCCATGGCACCCTCCGAGCCGACGCATTGCCGCCAAGCGGCCGGCGGCGGGCGTTGCCACCATGGGCGGTAGGATGGTAGCCACCAGGGCACGCGAGGGCCGTGTAGGGCGTTACAGGCGGTCTCAGCGGCATTCAACGGCATCAGCCGCGGCTTGCTGTCGGCTGGCGGCTTGGATTCGGCCAGACGCGTGCGGTATCTATACCGTTTTCACGAATCAGTCCATTATCTATTCCTATACCGTTTTCTCCTTTCAGTACATTTATCTTCCATTCATCTATCCAACCTGAATCCCTGTTAACCTCGACAGCACCAGCCCACGGAGTCCATGGGCGCAGCCGCCGGCCAAGCCGGCATTTCCAGGGCACTCCAGCCCGCTACCAGGAGAACACCATGACCATCGATCAGACTATCCAGGGCATCGCAGAGGACGCCGGTAGTGCCACCAGGGCGGCCCGCTGGGCGCGACAGGAGGCGGATGCCATCATCAGCCAGCTGGAGAGGCGAGCGAAGGGGTATGACCAGGGAATGTACCGGGACGATGATCCAGGCCACTACTGCCCAATCCAAGAACAACAGGAATGGCACAGCGAAATGGCCTTTGCCCTGGCCGAGAGGTGGGCGTAATGGACCCGAGATACCAACGTCAGCGGCATGAAGGGCTGTTCTGCGCCTTTCTGGGCCTGATCCTAGTCATGATCGTAGCAGGCTGCCTTGGCAGCATCTACGTGGATTGCATGCAAGCCATTACGTCAGCCCTGCCATAGCCCGAGCCGCGCAAGCGGCGAGGGGGTAGCACCAGGGAGCCGCCGCAAGGCGGCTTTCTGCTATCTAAGCCCTTGATAGTCCTAAGTGACATGGTGTGTTAGTGTTGTAATACACCTAGTTTCGGTACGCTACAAAGAGAAGACAGCCAATAGATACTGTACGGATATACGGAATCAGTCTATTATGACATTTCGCTGTATCTATTACCGATGCTGATCCGTAGCAGTGCGAGCCATGCGAGCGCGAAGGATGACAGCTATCCATTCGAGGTAGTCTGGTCCGGAGACCAGAAGGCGACCTGAGCCGGAGGCGAAGGGCGAGGCGAGCGAAGCGAGGCGAGAGCCGACTACCGAGCATGGATGAATGGGCAGAAGATTGATAGCTTGTACAGGATAGGTTCAGGAATAGATAGGTAGGATTCCAAGGATCGACCGACCGAACGAGACCAGCGAGAGCTGGGCGAGTGAGGTAGGGAGATAGAGGCAGATTCCTATTCAGGTTCCGTTCAGGAAGGCCATGGTAGGCTTGTCTCGCAGTCAAGGCTAAGTGTAACCGGCGGGCTCCCGATAGACCGGGTGGCGAGCTGGTGAGAACGCTAGGCGGGTTGCGATCCGCTGGACAGTGCCGGGGCGAAAGGCTACCGGCGACGGCATGAGGCTCGTGCAAACACTCATGACGGGAAGAGCAGCAAAGGCCGGAACCGCGCGGGGCTCAGTCCCGACAGCAGAGAGGCCCAGCCCCGACAAGGGGGCCGCTAAGGCAAGCCGGTATGGTTGCCCTAACCTACCAGTAGCCAGCCTGACAAGCTGGTGACGGGAGCGGCAAGCCATGGTAACATGGCAATGCGCGGCTGGCGTCCGATTAGGACAGCCGGGAATGAGGATACAACCTCTTGCCCGGAGTTTCGGACCGGCCGGCGCTTGCGCTGCGTGCCGATCCTCCCGCCAGAAACGACGCGAATCCTAGCGGATGGACTTAGGCCATAGGCTTAGGTCCATTCGCCATGCCTAACCTGAACCCTCATCGGACGGCATGGTTAATGAACCTTAACATCCGTTATGAGGATTCGCACATGAACGACAAAGTGAAAACCTATCTCTCCGGCGCTGACTTGGACAAGGCGATCAACGGGATCAAGCGGGCTTCCGGAAAGCTGGACAACGATATCCAGCAAGCCGGGCTGGGCGCGATCAACCAGATTGTGCAGCATGGCAACACTGGCCCGCTGAACCGGCTCTATAACGCGCTGGGGCAGGGCCATCGCAAGCAAGCCCTGACAGGCTGGGCGATGTTGTACGCTGCCGTGACGCCCAACAAGGTGAAGGAAACCAAGGCGGAGCAGCCTTTCCTGTTCGACCGCGAGAAGTTCGCGGAGAAGGCCCAGGCCGAAGCCGCTTTGACGGCTGCCGCCGGAGACCCGTGGTTCAAGTTCGCGCCGGAGAAGGCTCCGGATGAAATCCCGGACGTGCTAGCGATGGTCCGTCGCGTTATGTCCAAGGTGGACAAGGCTCCGAGCATCCGCGAGAGTGATGTGGGCTTGGTGGCCGAGCTTCGGGACCTGTTGAAGCGCGTTGACGAAGATGCGGACGCGAACGACGACGCGGGCACGGTTGCCGAAGCCGCCGAAGGCGATGACTGAAGACGAAAAGGAAGCTCTGCGCGAGGTTATCCATGCGGAGCTTCAGGAAGAAGCAAGCGAGGTTAAGGCGCACGCATTCCGGAAGTCATTCCGGATGCGTTGCGTTCTTTTCGTGTCCGTGTTCATCGTGGGCGGCTTGCTTCATTACCTGATTGAAGAAACTGCGTTGAGAACCTACGCTCAATCTTGCGAGCTGGCCCTTGCCGCAGCCTTCGATTTCATCTTCAACAA